TGTTTTCCAGGTAACCATTCAGAAAGCCACTGATGAGACAGACTCATCCTTTCTTTACCAAGAGGAAAATCAGGAGACATCCAGATTACCTCAGTGTTTTGGAGGAAGAGTCCGTCGTCATAAAGGCAAGGATTCAAGTTTTTAAGACCCCCAAACAGTGTTCATCACACCAAGCCACAGCTTATTGAGAGAGAGTGCCCTGGTTTTTATAACACTAGTGTTATATGCCAGGAGGCTGCGGCTTGGAAACGCGCCACGTTGTTTAGTAAACCGATGTCAAGACACGACCTGGTATGTGGTGGACACTATATAAAAGCGTTTCAAATTCCATTGTTGGATTGGGTGGGAGTGAATGTAAGAACAAATTGTAGGCATAGCGAGGTTGAAGCCTTTAAGATGCGATATTTCAAAAAGACTGACCAATTGAATTATCGTGCTCTTGATTTAGAAGTCATGAATGGTGTTATCGATGATCTTGTTTATCTTCTCAGCAAGAATTTTGATCCACATTATAATGTGGCTCAATTTATTGAGGATAAGAAAGGTAAACTTGGTTCACGGTATAGACAGGCATATGACAAACTCTATATGAAGAGGCCAAATATCTCGAAAATAAAAGAAATCACTGCTTTTGTGAAAAATGAGAAGTATCCCAATAAGGAATTCGAAGCTGGTGCTGTTCAAAAGCCCGCTAGAATGATTATGGGACGCGACCCGAGGTTCACATTAATTGTGGGTTCTTTTATGCATGATGTTGAGAAAGCAATGTTCAAAGTGCCTGGTGTTATGGCAGAGCTCAACTTTAATCAGCGTGGTGAAGCATTTTCCAATATTTTTGGTGAATGGTATGCTAAGACTGATTTTAGTAAATTTGAATCTTCCAAAACACCAGCATTTCGTAAGAATGTTACTTTTGAGGTTTATCGACGTTTGTTTGAAAAATTCGTTCCCGCTAGGTGTGATTTGTATATGAGTATACTTGAGGAAACATTATGTTCACACGGACATACATTACATGGCACAAAATTTAGCTTTGAAGGTTGTCAAATTTCTGGTGAATTTACAACCAAGTTAGATAATTGTGTCGATAATTGGGTCATGTGTGAATATTTTAGACGGGTTAATCACCTTTCACTTACTCCTCAACAGCGTGGTTGTGATATTATACCATCAGATGTCAAGTTTATAATTGACGGTGATGATGGTGTCATTTCTTTACCACGTGGTTTTACTCATTATATCAATACATTTCTCACCCTAGGATTTGACATTAAGTTTGAGATTGTCCGCGATTACCATGATGTTGAGTTTTGTTCTTCTGCATTTCTGCAAGTTTCACCTGGCAGATTTTATCAAGTTCAGAACCTCCGTAAGCTTATCAATCAGGTTGGATTTATGATAAACAAGGATTTCGAACATTATCTTGATGATTATTATGCTTCTTTAGGATACATGATGATGATCATATATAAAGATATCCCTATTTATTACCAACTTGGTCAATGGCTCAGGAGTTGCATCACGGGAAAACATCACGTCAACCTCGATTTAGTGGAAAAACTTGGTAATTATGGAATTTTGAATGCTTTTAAAAGGCAAACTCCTAATTCTCTCTCCAATTTCGAATACATAAATGTGCAGAGCACCGAGTATGATTTGGTAGGAATCGAGACGGATATCATGCTGTGCTTTGACATAAGCCAGGCTGAAATCAAAGATCTTTTAGATTTCTTTAAAACACCTCTGGTCTTCCCGCCCGAGTTTCGGGGTATTCGGAGTTGTAATAATCTCAG